GGAGGAGGTTATTGGACAGATGATGGGTGTAGGATAGTTAGGTTTGATGGTATGACCCAATGCTTTAAGAAAGATTTTAAAGTTATGGAGATGTGTGGTGTATACAAAGTAGGTGGTAATGATTTAAGATTAAGATGGAATGAGAAAGAAAAGTATTACGAAGAATACTATGAAGAAAAATATAGAAGACAAGGAGCAAGTACAAAAAAACATGGATAGAAAAACACAATTTATATTTAGATTAAAATGTATAATAAAAAAATGCAGGGAGAAAGGTTTGTTTTCTATTGCAATTAAACTAAAGGAGAAGTATGAACGAAGGAATGATGCAAGAAATAATTAATGATTGGATGAGTTGGAAGTATGATATACAAGATATGAATAAAAGCACTTGGAATACTAGAGACCAAAGTAAATTAGATATGATAGGTGTACTATTAGAAGATAAACTAAAACAAATGAAAGGTAATAAGTAATGGATGAACTACATTTAGAAATGATTGATAGAAATAAAGATAGAAACTTACAACAAAAAAGAATGGCAACAATCATACAAGTAGCAGGGTTGCTTGGAGTAGATGAGTTAACTTATATCAAAGGTGAGATAGCTGATATGATTAAAGATATAGAGAGAGATAAGAATGATAAGTAATATAGACAGTATGATTAAGTGGGCGAGTGGCTTTGTAGATGGTGAAGGATACATACAATACAAACAAGAGCCATATAAAAGAATACGAATAGAGGTATGCAATACAGACTTTGCACCAATAGAAATCTTACATGATTTATTTGGAGGTAAAGTTTATGATAGGAAACCAAGAGTGTCAGCTATAGGAACAATAACTAAACCACAAAAAATGTGGGTAGTATTGAACGAAGAATGTTATGAAGCTTGTCAATCAATGCTTCCTTATTTAACTACTGAAAAAAGAATTGCTACAGCTACACAAATACTAAATCATTATGAGTAGAAAAGTTAGAATAAAGAATGCAATCTTTGGTAAGAAAGTTTTCAATAGTAAAGTTGAACTACAATACTATAGAAAGTATAAACAAATAAATTTAACAAAGGAGTTAGTAATGGAAACACACGAAGCAGTTGGTATAGCTGAAGGATATATACCTGCAGAGACAGTTGAAGAAGAGTTAAAAGCATGGCAACATTTAATTGATACTGGAATGTGTTGGCAATTACAGGGTTGGTTTGGAAGACAAGCTATGTTCTTAATTGATAATGGATTATGTAAGAGTAAGGTAGTAAATTAATGCTTGACTTTATTTTTAAACCTGCTATAATAGTATGATGTTTATAAAAAAATTAATAGTAAGGTTGCGAATGTGGTATGCTGATATCAGAGGACATCATGGTAAACGATGGAACTATGAGCCTGGAGATTGGTACATGGGTCAACATAAAAAAAGGAAAAAGAAATGAGTGATAAAAAATATATAGTGATGAGTAAGTTTGACCATAGTGATAAGTTTATTATGGAACGAGGATTTTCTACAAGGAAAGATGCGAACACTTATGCTAAACTTATGATGGATAGTAAAGACTATGACCATATACAATACTATTGCTTTGAGCAAACGATGGATTATAATTTTTACTATGATGTAAATTTAGAAAAGAAAGATAATATAGATGATGATGGTATTCCATTTTAGAAAGGAAATATGTTAACACCAAAACAATTAAAGCTTTATAAATTTTTAGAATCTTATAAAGAAGAAAAAAAAATTATGCCTAGTTTTGAAGAGATGAAAGATTACATGAATGTTAAATCAAAAAGTGTAGTATATAATATGATAGGATACATAGAATGGAAAGGGTACATAACAAGAATACCTGCAACAGCAAGGTCAATAAAAATAATAAAGGAGATAGATTGATGACTAAAAGAAAAACAATAAAGAAAAAAATAGATAGAGAAAAAGAAAGTAGTGATTGGTTTGATACTCATGTTGAAGTGATGGGATTTGGTAGAGGTACTAGAAATAAAAAAGTTAAATCAATTATCAAAGAACAAGTAATGAAGTCATTATCAAAGGAGATATACTAATGGCTAAGAAAAAGAAAAAAGAATCACATGAAGATTGTGGACATGAAGTTGATAGTATCAATAATGTTTATATGTTTCACAATATTAAAACTAATGTACATTTATTTATTAATGCAATAGATTTAGAAGATGCAATGACACAGTTTGACTTATGTGATTTTGCATTTAGAAAAGAATGGAAGGTGTTCTTAGAAACAGGACATCAACCATCATAATATTAATACAACTTACACTAGAAAGGCAACACCTGATACCCTCTAAACTACTGATATTATTAGATAATATTTATTTTTTAGAGAGGTTGTTAAAGCAAAAGTTATATTGTATAATAGATATACTGTCTTTAAATAAAAGACAAGAACCTTTTATCCAACACAACTTTATAGACAGGACAAACCAATATGAGCAATAAATTCTTTTTAAAAAAAACATGGGTCAATGTAGATGTATGCGTTGAAGACTATTATAATTCAGGTACTACATTAGCACAAGTTAAAGAGAAAATAAATTGGAGTCCATATTCAAATATAATTAATAAAGAAGTGAAACATAGTAGACATACAGTAGAAGAGATTGATGAAGAAACATTTAAAAATAAAATCCAGAAATCCAATAGCGAAAAGTCTACAAACAAAACAGTTTCATTCGAAGATTATAAAGCAGAATAAAAAGTCTTTATTAAACAAGGTGTTTGATAAAATGAAATATGATATTGAACAGTAGTATAACTTCAGGACAAGGTGAAGGCAGAGCAATAACACCAGATATTTTATTGTATCGTAGTGTTATAGTTAGAGCAATTATGGATGCATTGGATGTAGATATTCATGCATGGGGTAATGCTAGAAAAAATATAATCCAAGAAGCAAGGTCTTGGTTTTCAAAAAAAGACTCACACTTCTGTGAGATATGCGATTACGCAAACTTAGAACCAACATTTATAATCAGGAAGTTTCAACAGTTAGATAAAGCTAATGCTAAAAAACTATTTAAGAATAAAAATCTTAATAAGTTTTTGACTCATTATATTTGTAGCTTTCATCAGGAGATACAATACTAATGGCAACAGGAAAGAATACTAAGTTTGATTTAGACTTAGAGTATGGACAGATAAGAGAAAAAAGAGTAGCTGATTTACTTAAAGGAAGTAAAGTAGAAATTAAAACTGAGAGAGCATGGTGGAGAAAGACAGGCAACATTGCTATTGAGTATGAGTATAGAGATAAACCATCTGGAATAGACAAGACAGAATCTAAATGGTGGTTTCATATATTAGAACTCAATGGTAAAGAACATTGTATGTTAGTGTTCAGAGTATCAAGACTAAAGAAGATAGTTAAAAAATATAAGAAGACACATACTAAAAGCATAGGAGATTACAGAGCAAGTAAGTGTGTTGTTATTCCTATTAAAGAATTATTTACTGAAGGATGTATAGCAATATAATGTTTACCATATACGAAAAAATAATAGGTTATTGTTTATTAGGTTATATGTTTTACATATTAGTATGTATGGTATTAGGAACATTTAATATAATATAATTATGTTTAGAAATTTAATTTTATTTATAATGCTGTTAACTATTACAGTAATATTATTAAGTGGATGTAGTAATAATCCAAATAAAAAAAATGTACCAGTTAGTATTATTAAAAAAATAGTAGTAGGGTTAGACTAATGGGAATGATGGATGGTGGATTAAACTTTCAAGACACTTGCCATAAGTGTGAGTGCAGTAAACATGGTGGTAGTATGAGAAGGTACATTCAAGATAGGAACACAAAGATTTGTGATAACTGTTATGAAGAATATGAAAATAAAACTGAATATGTATATGCTAAGAAGTTAAAACAATGACAGATAAATCTTTATTAAAAGAATATAAATCTACAATCTCTGATTTAACAAAAGAGAAACAAGAACTAAATGATACTATCGTACAAAAAGATAGTAAGATTAAACAAATTCTAATACAATTAGAACAAGCTAATTCAGATGTTCATTCGATGGGTTCAAAGATAGCAGACCTACAAGAGAAACTGAATAAGAAACAAACTATTAAATTAAACATCGATAAGAAAATAGAAGAGATGCTTGAAAATAAAGTTGAGCCAAGTGTTGACACCGATGATTAAATATGATAGTAAAACAATAACAATTAACAATAACAAAAAAGGACAATAATGTCTTGGTTAATATATAAAACAAAAGTGATAGGAACATATACTTTTATTTACGCACAAAAGGTATGGGGTTTACTACCATTTTAATAATAACAATAACAATAAAGGAAAATACATATGGCAATAATTGAAGGCACAGCTTACTGGGCTTCTCTGACACGACCAAACGAAAAGTTTGAACCTATGTGGAGAATTGATTTAGCAGTTGATGACGCAACAGCAGAAGACTTTAGAAGTCAAGGAATCTCTGTTGGGGAAACTGTAATTGATGAGCAAACAATATCTAACATAGTTAGATTTAAAAGAAAAGTATCTAAAGCTAATGGTGATAAGAATACACAACCAACATTAGTTGATGGTGCTAAACAACCACTCGATAAAATAGTTGGTAATGGTAGTAAGGTTAAAGTAATGTACAGACCTTATGACTGGAACTTCAAAGGTAAGAAGGGAAAGGGCTTGGACTTACAAGCTGTACAAGTCATGGACTTAATCGAGTATACACCTAAAGAAGATTTTGATATTGAAGATTCTAGTGGTGCAGGTGTTGACATCAAGGAAGATTTTTAGTATAACATCTATGAAGTGAAGGACATATAGTGTGTCATCATTTTTTACTCCTGAAAGAAGTCGGCTTGTAGTAGAGTCGGCTTCTTTTTTTTTGAATTAATTAATCATAAGGGCGACTATGGAAGAAATAAATAAAAATGGATTTGTAAAGTTTCACTTACCCTGTCCACTATGTTCAAGTAGTGATGCAGTATCTGTGAATGCAGACAACTCTGCTTATTGTTTTTCCTGTCAAGAATACATAAGGGAATATGATATGGAATTACAACCAACAACGAATAGTAATAATGAGTATGAAGTAAAAGACTATATGAAAGAATCTAACTATGCAGAAATTATAGATAGAAATATTTCAGAACAAACTTGTAAGAAGTTTGGAGTGACAGTTAAGATGGATAACATGGGTACTATAACAAACCATTACTATCCATACCATGATACGCAAGGTGCAAAGATTGCGACTAAGACTAGATACACAAAGCTAAAAGAGTTTAGTATACAAGGTAATACAAAAAACTCTGGGCTGTTTGGTGAACATCTTTTTTCTAAAAATAAATACTGTATAATAACTGAAGGTGAGTTAGATTGTTTATCAGCTTATCAGATGATGTTAAAAGGAAACTACCACACACCAGTAGTTAGTATTAAGAATGGTATCTCTTCAGCAGTAAAAGATATTAAGACAAGTTTAGAATGGTTAGAAAATAATTTTGATAATGTCATTATAAATTTTGATAATGATGAACAAGGTAGAGTAGGTGCAATGAAAGTTGCAGAGTTATTTTCACCAGGAAAATGTAAGGTTATGCATTTACCTGAAGGATTTAAAGATGCTTCAGATTGTTTAACAAAAAATAAAATACAAATATATAATAAAACATTTTGGGATGCTAAAGTATTTGCACCAGATGGAATTATAAATGCTAATACACTATTAGATGCTGTACTAAAACCAATTACTAAATCATTTGTTCAATATCCTTTTGAAGGATTAAATAAAATTACTTATGGTCTACGACCTTCAGAGTTAGTTACATTTACAGCAGGGTCTGGACTAGGTAAGACACAAGTAATGAGAGAAGTAGTACATCACATTATAAAATCAACAGAAGATAAAATTGGTTTGTTAATGTTAGAGGAGACACCAGTTATAACTTCAAAAGGTTTGATGAGTGTTGAAGCTAATCAAAGATTACACTTACCAGATGTTCATGTTAGTAAAGAAGAAATGAAAACTTACTTTGATGCAACAGTAGGTACTGGTAGAGTATTTATGTTTGACCATTTTGGTTCTAACTCTATTGATAATATTGTTTCAAGAGTTAGGTTCTTAGCTAAAGGTTTAGATTGTAAGTATATAGTCATTGACCATATAAGTATTATTGTATCAGACCAACAACATGGTGATGAGAGAAGAGCATTGGATGAAATTATGACTAGACTTAGAACACTTGTTCAAGAGACAGGGGTATCTATGATAGTTGTATCACACCTTAGAAGACCTGAAGGTAAAGGACATGAAGAGGGAGCATCAACTTCTTTATCACAATTAAGAGGTTCAGCTAGTATAGGACAGCTAAGTGACATGGTTATTGGGCTTGAGAGAGACGCACAGAACGATGACCCTGAAGTTAGGAACACTACTAGGATAAGAGTATTAAAGAATAGATTCTCAGGTATAACTGGTCCTTGTTGTGATTTAAGATATGACATTGATACTGGTAGATTAACTGAGGTAAAGTCAGATGACTTTTAATAAAGTTGTATTTGATATAGAAACAACCATGACTGCTGATAAGATATGGTGTATTGTTTGTAAACATAATGACACTTACTATCAGTTTAGAGAAGATAACTTACATAGGTTTGAAGAGTTTATAAAACAAACTGAAGAAGTAATAGGTCATAACATATTAGGATTTGATATACCAGTTGTCAATAAAATATTTGGTTATGATTTGTTTGCTAACTGTAAGAAGACAGATACATTAGTACTATCTAGATTATTAAATCCAATGATAGAAGGTGGACACTCATTAAAAAATTGGGGTAC